TGTTACTTTATATAAAAATATTAATTATTGAACATTATTTTTCTTTAGTATATAATATATATGTAGTTTAAATATCATTAGTATTATTGGAGAATTATATATGAACACTAAACATTTTATTGGAAAAAATTTAGATGTAACTATCGATAGAAAATTAGGTTCTAAACACCCTAAATGGAATTTTTTTTACCTTACAAATTATGGATATATTCCTAATACTATAAGTGGGGATGGAGAAGAACTAGATGCTTATGTTTTAGGTGTATTTGATCCTATTGATAATTTCAATGGCAAATGTATCGCAGTAGTTCAGAGACTAGATGATAATGACGACAAATTAATTGTCGTACCAGAAGGCAAAACCTATACAAATGAACAAATCGATTCTTTGATTGAATTTCAAGAAAGATTCTTTAAGCATAGGATAATAAGGTAACTCTATAAGTAAAAAGAATTGTTTTAATATACTAAAACAATCCCCTCCTATTTTCATTATTTATTCCTTTTTTATGCATAACTCTTTGCATTCTCATTTATATTCTCAATATCTTTTTTTATTACTTAAAATTCCATTTTTATGTACATAACTTATAAGTATTTTAACAAACTTTGTTTGCTTACTATTTAATCTAATATCGTTTATGTATTTAGCAAATATTTCATTTGCTCTTTCTTTATAAATACCTATAATACTTCTTACTAATTCTATTAAGATCATATTACCACATATATTATTTTATAAAGTATTATAATAATCCTTTATTTTTTTAGCCATAAGAATTCTTCTTTGTTTTAAGAAACTATCATAATCATCAACATTCATTAAATATAATGACTCTGGTATACAATTAATTTTTAAATTTTCTAAAAGCTTATCCTTTTCATTAATCGAACCTATTTCATTACCCTTGCTAGTACATTGTGTATTTACAATTTGCATATATTCTTTTGGTGACATATCTGAAATTTGTAAATTTGTCTCTGTTTGAATTAAGGCGAAATTTGCAATTTGATTATAAACAGACATATTATTTTTACCATTTTTTTGTAAATAATTTTTGGAAAAAATATGATGAACGTCTCCTCTTCCTTCTACTAATGTTCTAACCTTCATATCTTTTGACAAGAACGCATTATCATTTAATGCTATTTGTGCTATTAAATATGTTTTCCAAAACGGTGAACTTGCTACTGATGTATTAAATTTTTCTACTAATATGCTATCCCAGAATGTATCAGTTAAGTTTCTCGAAAGCTCTAACTCAATATAATTTACTAAATCTTCTGCATCATTTAATCTTCTAATATCAACATCAAATTGTGATTCGGGACTTGAGGAATATCTTTGTGTAATAATTGACATTATTACCCATTTTTTTACTAATTTTTCTATTACATCCGGACTTTCTTTTTTCTCCCTTAATAGTAAAAATAAAATATATCCAAAATTCAAGACATTTTGCGATCTTATTAATGAATCATCAATTATACCTGCAGATTTTAAAATCATTACATACCTTTCAAAATTAGTTTTATCAACAAATGCTTTAACTCCTTCATATAATTTTTTACAACTATCTTCTATAATTTCTGGTTTATATTCTCTAGTTTCAAAATCTCTTCCAGATAATAAACTTACTAAATCTTGTAATTTTCCTCTTTTAAATTTATATGTAAATGCAACCCTTAATACATCAACATAATTTGGTAAATATAAATTTTCATTACTATCTTTTATCCATTTTATTTTGTTAAATATTTCTTTTTGACTAAAATCTGTATCGTTATTTTTTATATTTTCATAGTCTACTGGAGTTTTTGCAAAATGACAGAAATAATCAATTGCTTTTCTTATGTCATTACCTTCATATTCTTCATTAACACTTATTTTGCTCATAGCAAAATCTGCTTGTGATAAAACCACACCTTTTGAATTTATTCTCACAAATATTTCTGTAACAGTTTCAATTGAAAGTGATGAGCCTAATTCTATTCTACCTATTGAAATATTTTTTATTGATTGTAATTTATTTATTCTTTCGTTAACAATATTGGGATCAATATCAAACTTGTTTGAATAATTATTAATATATTCAAATAAATTTATATTTCCATTTTTCATAAATTCTGATATATCTGGAATCCATTCTTCTTGTTTTTCAATTGCAGGGTTACAAGTTTGAAATTCTTCAGTTTTAATATTGAATGCTATTTTAATTCTTCTTTTTTTATAATTACTATCTAATACTTCTTTCCCTAATAACGCAGCAGTTAAAGCAGTTATTCTTTGCTGTCCGTCTATTAATATTTGTTTTCCTCCAGAATTATTTCCATCTTTCAATTTAATATCAGGACTTTTCCATGTAATTATATATCCTACAGGATATTCTTTATACAAAGAATCAATTAAATCCCTTACTTTAGTTGTATCCCATACAAAAGGTCTTTGTATTTCAGGAATTGCAACTATTCCACCACTTATATAACCTAATAATGTACTTATGCTTACATTGTTTACTTCAAAATTAGCCATCTTATTCTCCTCTTATATTATCTAAATTGTTTTATCCACTCATTATATTCTTTAATTATTATTCTTTATTTTTCTTAATCATCTTGGTAAATGCTACTATTATTAAAATATAACATACTGTTTTAGGTATCATAAATGCTCCTAAAATTGGAACTTTAGTTGTTCCAAGAACTACTATTAGGTAAAATAAAAATGATAATAATACATTAATCCATATATTTTTAAACTCATTACATTCTTCTCTTTTTTGATAATATAATACTATTATAATTAATCCCATGATTGTAAATGGTATATTTCTTATTATTCCCATCCTAACTGAACCCTCATTTGTAATCCAATTATTTTGTGGAAGCATACATAATATTATTCTTATAATAGCAAGTATCCAAATACTCCATTCTATCTTTTTAGTATTTTCTACCTTAAATTTATTTTTGTATATATAAAACATTAATATATAGAATATAGTCATAGTTATTGATGTTACTAGCTTTCCAATTCCTAATGACACTATAAAATCATATTGAATAAAATTCTTTAAAACCCTTGGTACTAAATGAAATGCATCACCACTTCCTAAAAGTAATGTTGCACTTCCCATTAATATCCCTAACTTACTCCTATATTTAACAAGTATATACATACCTATCACAATTGCTGTTATTAGATAACATATATCAAATATTGTCTCTCCATATATTCTCATTATCTCTCCCATCATCTTCTCCTTCCTCTTCAATTAATTAAAGCTTTTCCCTTTTTTATTGAAAATAATCTAAAAATTGTATATAATAATTATGCAGCTATAGCTCAATTGGATAGAGCATTTGACTACGAATCAAAAGGTTGCAAGTTCGAATCTTGTTAGCTGTACCAATTATTATAATTTAAAAAGCTTGTTAAATCAAGCTTTTTTCTTTTACAGGGTGATAATAGGGTGATAATTAGAAAAAATAAAAAATAAGGGAGCTTTTATTGCTCCCTTTAATCTATCCATGATATTTTATTGTAATCCATCTTTCCATTTAACAAAACCTGTTTTCTTTTTATTTGTACCTGTTACTGTATAATAAACCGTAAAATCACCATCTTCTGGTATAAAAGCTGTTACTTCTTCATGTGGAAATAATTCCCCTATTTTATTTGTAAATGTATTATCAGAATACACTGGTTCAGGTGTACTTCCGTTTCTATATATTCCCATTCTAAAATCTCCTTTATTAGTTGTATTTGTTTGTTGTGTTGTATTAGTTGTTCCATTTAATTTGTTTTGTATTTTAGATTTGAATAATTCCCATTCTCCCCTATCTAATATTTTGTGTGGACAATATTTTTTATTCCAATCTTGGTGTTTGTATACTCTATCTACTCCCCAACCTCTTTCTTTTAATAATTTAACTATATATTCAATTGCATTTTCTTCTGCTCTATTATATAAGCTTTCATCTACACTTGTACTTCTACATATTTCTATTGAAATTGTATTCATGTTTCCTTTTCCTTTTCCATCACCAGAGTTCCAGGTATTTCTATCAAAAGGTATACATTCAATAACCTCGTTTTCATCAACTGCTACATGATAACTAACTTTATCATTGTTGTTTATCATATATTTTATTTCATTCACTGCTGGTGCAGAATTTGCTGTATTGTGTACTGTTATACCTATTTTATCTGTTACATATGGGCATTTAATTCCATATTTACTTTCTAACATTGGTATTTGTTTTATTATCATAATTATTTTTCCTTTCTACTCAACTTTTACTCAACGCTGCTCAACGCTACTCAACGCGAATACATTTTACTCAACTCTTTTAATTAAAATTCGTCATTTTTTATTAATATATTTTGTTCTTTTATATAAGCATCTAAATATATTTCATTCTTTTGTCCGTTATATGTAATTTCATATAACTTTTTATCCATCTTATTTGTAATAAATACTCCTTTTGTATTACCTAAAGCTTTAGCTAACCATACTACAAAAATATCATTATCTTTGTCTAATTCAATTCCTTCTTTTTTATAATATTCTTGTATCTTTTTTCTTGATATTTCTTCAAATTCTTTTGTACTTGTTATTCTTATTGCTTCTTTCACTTTTTCCTCTTTCCCCTTGAAAATCAAGGTATATATTTATACTATTTCATTTTTTTATCGCCTTAAAATTGATTCTCGTTAGTCGTTTTTCTTTGGTATTTCACTATTTTCTGCTTCTGTGTTCTTTAATTGCTTAAGTACACTTTTTACTTTATCAGGTATTGGAATCTCTAAAAGTGATGCATTTTCTAGTATAGATATTCCTTCATTTGATATAAATCCAAATATAACTAAGTTTCTTATATAGCTTGTGTTACCTAACATTGAATCAAGTTTCACTGCTATAACTACAATAACTAAATAACCTAGTTTCTTAACTATACCTTTAGCTCCTATTTGACTATTCAACTGTTTTAGTCTTATAGCTTTAAGTACTCCTGTTATATAATCTACTATAATAAATGTAATAAGTGTTACTAGTATTGTATCAAATCCTCCTAATATATAAGCTATACCTCCAATTATTCCTAAGAATATTTGTGTAATGTGTTTTTCCACTATGTCACCTCCTTTCTATATTTCTTCCACAGTTAAGAAATTATACTGATATCCACCTCTTATCTTTAATTGATCACTTGCTGTTTTAGCTACATCTATCATAATATCATCATTTTCTTTAACTTCTACTATAATTCCACCAACCCCTAAATATTTAAATAAATTTTCTCTATGATCTATACTCATATTAGCTACAAAAAGATTACCTGCTCTTCTCCTATATAGAGTAGCCATAACATATCCTCCCGCATGATCCATAAATAACCCATAAGATATTTTAACAGTACAATTTTTTTTCACAATTATTGTATTTCTACTAATTTTAAAAGCATCTCCTATATTTTTATTTACAGTATTAAAATCTACACCTCTTCCTACATTGTCCCCCATTTGAAATATTTGATCTTCTTTTTTGTATATACTTATCACACTTTTATTTTTACTGTAATTATTCTTTATAAACTCAACTTCTGCTTTTGTTGCTTTATTACTGTCAACATATTCTTTATTAGCTTTTTTGTTGATTTCATCTTCAACATTTTGTTGTAACAAATTTAAATTATTAGCAGAAAGTGGTGTTTCTTTACTTGGTAAATTTTTAAATTCAATCTTTTTCATTAATTTCCTCCTTTATTTCCAATATCCCATAACAAAAACAAACGGAGTTAACATACTCATCTTAGGTAGCATATTTCTCTCTCCTATTTCAGGATATGTTAAACTTGCCATATCATATTCTCTTCCTGGATCTTTTGCATATCCCAGTTCCGAATACAATGGTCCTTTATCTCCTAAAAATATTTCAAAGTATTTACTTCCATCTTCTGATGTATTTATTATTATATTCTCTTTGATATTCTTGCTTGATACTATACCATCACCATTAAAGCTATATTCCTTTTGTCCATTCCATGAATCTGATATAACACTATCAAGATCTAATTTTTCATATCTAGGAATATCACCATTTATATATGAAATACTGCTAGGTGTAAAAAATTCTCCTTTAGTATATATACACATATTTTTTACATTACCTGTACATATGTATTCTCCATATGAATTTTTCCATTCCTTCTGTTTATTATGTACTACCACTTTAACTTCTTTAATTTCAAAATTTGAAGGTATTCCTACTGGTATTCTTATTGCATTATGATATGCTAAATATTTACCATGTCCTCCTGTTCCTCCTTCCATTCTATAAACAGCATTAAAAAAACATGCATTATCCATATCAGTATCTACTCCTGTATATGGTTTAGCTCTTTCTATATAATTAAAACTTAATACTGTATACACTCCTTTTTCTGTTATTAAATCTCCGTTTATCTTTGCATTTTTTGTTTCTATACTACCATCTTCTAATATTTTAAAATTTGTATTTGCTGTAACTGCACCTTCAAACTTTATCTTATTTGCCTTTATAGCTACTTCTTCAGGTGATTGATTAATCCTTGATATTATTTCCTCTTTTCCAACTTTCTTGCTTACTTCTTGCCTAATACCTTGATTATTTACTTCTATTTTATTTTTTATTTCTACACCTATAGCTTTTGTATATGGATTTTCTATTATATATGTTATCTTAGTGTTAGTTCTTTTAGTATTTATATCAATAACATTTATTCTCTCATATAATGAAAAGTCTTCTATCTTTCCTGTCTCTATTCTCTTTTCTATTGTGTAACCACCATATTCATTTATATGTATCCATCTCTCTATAATGTATTCACCTTTTTCGTTTATATCTAATGAATCATTATATTTTTCAAAACTCTTAAGATCTTCATTTTGTAAAGTATAAGTTTTAAATTCAGAACTTGTAGTACTATTTTTATATACTTTTATAGTTATCATTCTATTTCCTCCAATCCAGTCTTTTCAGGCATAAATAATTCTTCAGATGGGAATAGTTCTTCTGCTGGATATAATCCACCTACATTTCTGTATAGTCTTCCACCTTCAGCTTGATACTTAACTATATTAAAATCCTCAGCTTCTTTTGTTGTAATTGTTCCTATTCCTTCTCTATGGTCTGCAAGGTCTATTTGTGCTTCTTTCCATAATCTTAACCCATCTAAATCAACTTCAAGCTTAGCTAACTCTCTAGCTCTTTTCTGTATACTTTCTATCATTTGTGTTATAGCTACATTGCTAGTCAAGTCTAATGATTGTCCTATATCTGCCGCTAACTTATTTGCTGTTATAGATTGTGTTATTATTTCTTGTCCTGATATTCCTTTATTACTTATAGCTGTTTTTACTATCCAATGTCCTTCCGAATCTCTTTCATTCGATACAATTATTCCATTCCCACCAATTCCTACAACTCCTGTTGGATTTTCTTCAATAGGTTTATCAAAAACATATAATCCTCCGAGGTAATCCATATTGATTATCATTTTTTAATATATATGGATATCCTTCTTTTCCGAAAAAATCTAAAGATAATTCTTTTATACTATCTTTTAACCTGCTTTCTGATTCCTCTATAAGTGTTTCTGTCTTATTAATTATTTCTTTTACTCTATCACTACCTGATAAGTATATTCTGTCTCCAAATTCAAAAGACTGTATTGCATTCAATAAATTAGTTTTTATTTTAAAGACTCTAGTTTTATATCTTATGTTTAAATCTGGTCTTACAATCGCACATATTTCTCCGCAATTCTACTATATCAATTGAAATACCTTTTGCTTTCAATTGTAATTTAGGTCTAGAATCTTCAACTAAACATTTATAAGTCTCTTCTAATAATTTATTAACTTCTTCTACTTCACTTAATTCTTTTATTCCTATTCTTAAGCCATATTTATTACTTAATTCTTTTATTTCTACATAATCTTGTCCAATCGGTTTATCTACAGGATCTCCACTTGCTTTTTGCCATAATGCATCTGTAAATTTTATTTTTCTTCCATATCCACCATTATCTGTTTTTTCACCTTTCCCCATTCCAATGTAAGCAGTATATATTTGTGATTGATCTTCTTCTGCTATCACTTCTATGAGTTTATCTCCATATTCAAACCACTTTCCTTTATCATCTGATATCATCTTTTCAATATATACTTTTTTAATTAACTGTCCTTTTGAATTCATTTTGATTTCAAACTTAAATTCTCCCTTAAACTTTTTAATCGCTGTATTAAAACATTCTAATTTAGATCGGTGATAAAAGTTCATACTGTCTGTTCCTCCTAATGAGGATACTACAATCCATCCTGTATTTTTCAAAACTTCATCTAAAATATATTTTATTGTTTTATTTTGTGGTCTTAAATCTCTTACTACATCACCTTTTAATTCATAAAAGAAAAGATGCATACCTACTAAATGCATCTTTCCATTTTCTTTTTTCTTATTTACAATCTTATATATTTGTAAATTATCATTTTCTCTATATCCAAAATATTCTACATTATCTTCATGAAACACATAATGGTATGATATTTCTGATGTTATTTTACCGCCTAATTCTTTTTCTTCACTTGCATATAAAATATTTTCTTTTCCTAATTCATTAATTAATCCTAAATTATTATCAAATAATAGTATCATATTATTAACCCCCTATATTTAAAAATGCAGTTTTCTCCCCCTGTTATAGTAATAATATCTTTATTAAATATTCTAAACTTTTTCCATACAGAAGTATTAACATCTAATTTATTTTTTATATTTATTCCATCTAATTTAATGTCTTCTTTATTAATTATCAGTTTTCCTACATTTTCTAAATCTTTCAAGCATATTACATCTCCATTATTTTTATTAAGTATCTTTATTTCTTTTGTGTTTGAAACATCTAACTCTACACTTACAAATTCTATAAATGTTACATCATCTAACTCTATATTAATATTATTTCCTGTTTTTTCTTTTATATCCATATATAAGTATGGTGTTTGACAATATATTTCAAATGAGCCCACACCTTGAAAATAGTCATATGGCATATCTGAAAAACTTGAAAATCTTCCGATATAATACCCTTCTTGGTCTGTTAATTCCACTTTTACATCTTTTCTTTTCAATAACTTTTGATTTAATTTTCTTATTATGCTGTTTCTTTCTTTATTATTTTTTGCTTTTATCGCAAAATGTATCCTTAATGTCCTTGCTGGTAATTGTTCATTTATTATAAATTCTCCATCTCTACCTTCTATATTAGTTGTATTGATTTTAGGTGCAAATAATCCTCTACCTTCTATATTAATTGTAGTATATCCTTCTATTACATCATCTAATATCTCATCATCATATTTTAATTTAAACATCCATTTACTCCTAACTAATAACTTAATTCCATTGCTACTTGTTTGTTTTGTTCTTCTGTTATATCTTCTACAAAAGCCTTATATTCATGGTTTCCTAATGTAAAGCTAATATATAATGGTTGTCTATTCTTTGATAAATTATTTCTGTTATTTATATCATATTCAAAACTTCCTTTTATATCTCCTATAGCAGTATCTTTCATTTCTTCCATAGCATATGTTACAGGTTCCATGTTATTTAAAACACCTACTGCAAGACCTTCTGGTAGATAGTGTCCTATTTCATCTGCCATTACCCTAGATGGTGAATGTATACCAAAAAAACTTTTTATACTATTTAATACACTTGTAGTAAATCCTCTTATTTTTCCAATAATCCACCCTGTAACATTAGACATACCGTTCCAAATTCCTCTAACTAAGTTACTTCCTATATCTGCTACTCCAGAAAGTCCATTTTTCATTGCATCAAATGCACTTCTTGATATATTCCAGAATATATTAGGTAATTGTCCTAAAGCTCCGCCAATTTTACCAGGTATAGAATATATAAAAGATACAGCTGTATTAAAAGCTCCTGGTATTACTTTAGTCCAGTAATCAACTATAAATCCTACTACTCCCTTTATAACATTCCATATACTATTAAATATATTACTTACAGCATTTCTAAATCCCTCATTTGTATTCCAAAGATATAATGTTGCAGCTACAAGCCCACCTAATAATGTCGCTATAAGTACAAATGGATTTGCATTCATAACCATATTAAGTGCTGCTTGAGCTAATGTTTGTCCTTTAGTAGCATTTATTAAAGCTGTGACTATTCCTGAAATTGCTATTGCTGCTTTATAAGCAACAAAAGATCCTACTAATCCAATAACTATTGCATCTAAGTTTTTAAAAACACCTTCAAATTCTGGGAATTTTTCCGCTAATGTATTTCCTAACCTAGTAATACTTTCTAATGCAATTTTTATTACTTCTTCCACTAATTCTGGTACTTTTTCTAATATTTGTCCAACCATAGGTAATAAATTATTAAATATAAAATCTCTTATCGTAGTTTTTAAAGCTTCTAATTTAGGTGATATATTTTCTCCTATTGCCATACTTGCAAATAAGTTTTCTGCCGCTGCTTTAACTGCTCCCAATGAACCACTAAAAGTTTCTGAAGATTCTCTTGCAAAATTTCCTTGATATTGTTTAGTTCTATCCATAAACATTTTCATTGCTAATTCTGCTTTTTGTGCATTACTTGCAGTGTTCCATTTAAAATTTATTCCTTTTTCTAATGCATATGCTTGAAGAGTTGTAGCATTCATTGATACACCAAGATTATCCATCATTGTAAAGTTTCCGTTTTGCTGCACCTGCTATAGATTCCATTGCCATACTAGTATCTAATCCCATAACCGAAGCAACATCCGCTGCTCTTTGCATTGCATCTGCTGTAAGGTTAACAGATTTTTCTATACTAACTCCTGAACCTTGAAATAATGAACCCATTTTATTAGCTGTTGCCATATAATCAGACGCAGATAATCCCATATTCTTATATGCATCTACTGCTTTAGTTTTAATTACTTCTGCATGTTTAGCAAATACCGCTTCTGTCCCTCCTAAGTTTTGTTGCAATTCTGCCCCATAATTTAATGATGAACTTATAATTTTACCTATTCCAATCGCTAATACAACTTTTTTCAATGTTCCTACTAATCTTTGTCCCATGTTATTCCCAAGTGCTTCACCTGCTGAACTTATTTCACCTGCTGAACCACTTTCAATCTGTTTACCTATTCCTTTTGCTGAAGGGACAATTTGTACATATGCTTTTCCTATTTCAGTAGCCATTATTTATTTTCCTTTCTCTATTTTCTCTAATATGCTACTTCTTGCCTTTTCAAACTCCTCACCAGAACTATAAATGGATTGTTCTTCTTTATTCCCTTCTTTCATTAACATTTCTAAAATAAATTTAGGTTTTTTCTTATTTTTATCAGTATTAAACATATATATTACTGTTTCTATACCATCTTTTATTGATGCTAATAACATTGTGTTTAGATCAAGTTTCATTCCATTTATTTTCTTTTTTACTCTAGAATTCTCTCTAAGTTGATCTACAAAAATAGCCACCCTTAATAATGGGTGGTCCAAATAATTGTATATATGATAATATTCCGCTAAATCTGCTATCATTTCAGCTTCATATTCTTTTATAACTCCAGCAAGGAATACTATTTTTTTATTTCATTTATACCATCAAATATATCTATCAATTCTTTTTCCATTTTATCTATTGGAACTATTCCTTCTTCATTCCTTATATGTTCTTTTAGTTTTTCTAACTGTTCTTCTTTTAATAGTTTCTTAAGTAATTTTATAATAATTAAAGGAGTTTTACCTATATTATCTATATCTTCTAAAAGTTCATAATCATTTAATATTTTTTTATCAATCTCATATTCAAAACCTGTTTTAGTCTTCCCTGTTATTACTGTTTCCACTTCTTATTCTCCTTTTTCAACCATATATTCAATATGTGTATTTCCCTCTCCATCATTTGGTATACAATTAAGTGTTGTCTCGTATCCAACTGTTTCATTATCTTTATATGTTATTTCTCCTACTTCAAATACTGTAGCTCTTGGAATTACAATCCTTTTTAGTATATTTCCTTTATAAATCATATCGATTACATATGCATTCTCATCTGTTGGCTTATTGTTTGCTTTAACAGTTATCCCTGTTTTTAATGTACCTGTAACATTATCCTTTCCATAGATTGCCTTTAATACTTCTATATTAACCGCTTCTATTAAAGTTACTTTAAATGTATCTTCCTTTGATTTTTGTACTGTTACAACTCCATCTCCACCCCATGCTTTTATAATTTCTGATTCAGGTGAATTTTCATTTGTAAGACCTTCTTCTGATATATACCCTAAACTTTTAAATTTAGGATCTAATGTCGCTTTCGCATCTGTTGGCAACGGTGTTCCTACAGGTGCTGTACTAATTGCCCCCGATATTGCTGGTTTTGCATAAGTTACATTATTTTTTTCATTCATTTTATTTTCTTCCTTTCTAATAATAATTAATATCAAAAACTGCTTGATATCTATATTTCTTTAATGTTGTATCTGTGTAATTGTAGTCTGTGTTTAATTCTACTCTCGATATATAATCCAATGTCACCATATTTAGTACACTTTCCTTTAATTTTTCATTAAGTACTGAAGCCTTATACATAGTATCTGAATATGATTGGAATGCTATTGTTACTGAATCTAAGATTTCTTTTCTTCCACTACCTGTCTTTTCAAAAATTATAAATTCTTTAGGTGGATTTGATGGAAACTCCAAAAAAACTGGAATATTTAATATACTCACTAAATATTCTCTTATCTTTACTTCTATCATTTTAAAGCCTTTAATAACGAATTATTTTTGAGATTATCTTTCTGTGCTTTTTTAGAATTTGCTTTAACAAACACTTTTACTCTATCACTGCTCATAACTTTTTGTGCACTATATCCAGTACCAAGATTTCCTTTAATCTTATCTGCATGTATCATTAATGTGTCACCCATTTCATTGGATTTTAATAATGAAACAATCCCTTTACTTATAATCTCAAACTTTATTTTACTCATAATTTTCCACCTTATATTGTTTATTCCAGCTTAATGGTATCATATTCTCTATACCTTCTGTTACACTTCCAAATACTTTCCAAGTTTTTCCAAAAAATTCAACTTTTTGATTTTCCCAGATATTTGTATCACCTTTTGGTATTGCAATAGTATATACTGCTTTTTTTCCTTCTAATTCTTTATTATTTACTATATCTTCAGTTCGTATAGGACTAACTAACACATTTTTTACTATAGTTCGTTTTTCTTTATATATTTCTGTTCCAAAAGGATCTTTTTCTGTTTCTATTCTATTTATTAAAACTATATCAATTCCTTTTATTTGTGTCATATATTTCTATCCCTCTAATGCTTTGTTTTCTTAGTCCTAATGTATTTAATTCACTTTTTTTAATAAATATACCTCCTCCGAGGTGATAAATATGTTCCTGAAAAACTATATCCTAATGCACTTTGTGTCATTTGTGTCATTGGTTCACTATCTGTAGATGTCATTAAAGTTCTAGCAACTACATCAACTACAACTGATTTAACTAAATTTTTATATGATGTTCTTTCTTCCACCATTTTATCTAATTCTTTTCCTACATTATGTGCCTCTTCTCTAAGTCTATCTGATACTATTTCTATCAAAGCTTCTGCTTTCTGTATTTCTTCTTGTCTTAAAGGTCTCCATAAAATATTCAAATCTTCTATAGTTGCAAACTTCATTTCTTTCATTTCCTTTTTATTTATTTATAAAAAAGGGGATATTAGTAATATCCCCCTCATTCCTTATTTAGCTTCTATTCTTGCAAATGCATCTGGATCTAATATTCCCCAACCTATATAAGCTTCTAATCTTAAATATACTTGATTATACCCTTTAAGATCTTTTCCTGTATTATCTGGATCACCATATTCAATTACTTTTAATGGAATTTCTTTTGCATATCCCCATTGGAATCTATTTGCAAAATCTCCAACTATTGCTCTATCTTTATTTCCATTTGCAGATACTGTAGTATTTTGATCAGCAAGCATTCCACCTAATATTTCAGGACATCCTCCAAACTTAAATTCAGGATATTGAGCAACACCATTTTCTTTCATATCTGCCATTGCTTTCCCCATTTCAGTTGAGAATATAACTCCTGTTGCAATTCTTTCTTTTCCTTGTATAGTTCTTATAGCTGTTTCTAAATTTTCATCTGCTTTTGCAGCAGCAAATTCAACTTTTGTTGTTATTGCTTTATCAAAACAGTTATTTCCTATAAGTGTACTTTCAGTTCCAGTTCTTGGGTTAATTCCATGCATTGCCATTAAATCAAGTCCTCTTGCAAGTTTTTTAGCAAACCCATCTACAAGTGATTTTAATATTTTAATTTTACTTTCTTCTGTTGCAATTAAAAACTCATCTGATACTCTTGCACCATATTCTACTTTGTAAGGTGCTATTACAAGTGGATCTAATGATATTCCTCCATGTGTCTTTTTACCATTTTCTGCTACTAAATCTACTTCACTATCTAAATTGAAAACAAACTCTCTATTACCATTAAATGCTATAGGTGTTTGTTGTGATATTTTCATTAATGATGAATGTCCTCCTACTTTTGATATAACATCATCTACTAAATTTTCTGGAAATAGTGCTATATTTCCTTTTTTTGTTCCTTGTACTTCTGGCATTTTCTTTTCTCCTTTTCTAACTTATGTCTTTTAATATACTTTTATAAAATGCTGTTTCTGCATCCTCTTCTTTTTTTATAGGTTCTACTTCTTTCAATGGTTGGACTCTTTTAACCTTAAATATCTCTGATAATCTTTTAGCATCTGCTTCCAACTCTTCTTCCGTATTTCCCATTAATCTTGAAGATAACTCATCTGCAAGACCATTTTGTTTTGCTATGTTTCTTTTAAGTTCATTCATTTTATGTATTTCCACTTCTTTTCTTAATTTTTCCATAGCTTCTTCACTTGTATTATATTTCTGATTGATTTCATCGAATTGTTTTTGTAAGTCTTCTTTCTCCTTTTCTATAGTACTAATCTTTTGTTTTTCCTTATTTAATCTTTCTTGAATAATACTATTCAATTCTTCCTGTGTATTTATTGTTTTGAAATCCGCCATTCTTTCTTCTCCTTTTCTCCCATTTACCCGTGGTTCGGTAATTCAAATATATTTAATAATATATTTTTTGTTTTTTCTTTTCCTTAATTTCTGCACATGACCAAAATGCAATAATTGCACTTTCTAGCAATGTAATATCCTTATCACTATATTGTGACTTGTACCCAAAACCTCCTTGCGTTCCAATTGGTCTCTTTTCACAGTTAGTTGCAACTTCTGTTAATGAAGGTTGGTCATTATGACATATTACTTTTTGATATATCGCATTTTCAAATTTTGATGTAGCTAATATATATTCCTTAACTGTGGGCAATATAACCTTTTTAATTCCATTTTCTTTTAATTCTTTTTTTAATATATCTTGGTTTCCTGCTCCATCTATTACTATATTCTCTACTTCTGCTTTTTTTAAAAAATCTATTAACCATTGGTTTCCATTTCTCATTGATTGACAGTCTATAACCTCTATAAATATAGTATTTTGCTTTGTTTTTGCCGCTATACTCATAGAAACATTTATCCCATCTTTTCCATATTTTATTCCAACATGTAATTTACCAACAATTTCTGGTATACCATTTACTTTTAAAGCTTCCCAGTCTTTTTTGCTTATATCTGATTTTTGATTATATTTTACCCATAAACCTAATCTTTGAATATTGAAGTCTAGTTTATCTTCATCTCCTATTTCATCTTCAATTTTTCTTTCATTTAATATTGTTCCTAAAGAAGGGTTTGTTAGATACCATAGTTCTCTATTTTCTGGATCTGATTCATTTTCTACACCCCACTCAGCCCAAGCTGTATTCCTCGATTGTCCATACAAAGCCTTATTTCTTAATTCATTAAATACGGTTCCACTTGATACTAATGTAGGTGGTGTTCCACAATATATAGTCTGCGGGTTCTGAGATGAACTTACTACATACTTTAGAGACGATTCTTGATCTTTAGTATATTCTTGAGCCTCATCAATAATTACCGTGTCAAATCCTTCCCCTAAACCACCTGTAGTAGTTCTAGTCCTAAAATCTATCCTTCCACCTTTAGAATCCGTAAATTCAATTCTTTCTTGTCCTTTTGCTTTTAGACTTGTAAAATCTTTATCTTTAACATATCCTGCTTCTTGTAAAATGTTTTCTAATCTCTCAAATGCAGAATGTGATGTTGATGTTCTATGTGCAGTATGTAGTATATGCTCTCCCTTTATTAATCCAAATACTTCTCTTATCACTACAACTTCATTTTTCCCATTTCTTCTTGGTATTGAATATCCAAATTTAGTATGTGTCCATAATCCTTCATCATTTGTAGCTAGCATATGCTTAGTTAAGTTTATTTGCCACTCCTGTGCTTTTCTCTTTGATTTTTCATAAATAGAAATTGCTTCTTCTCCAAGAGTTTCACTGTATGGCAATATTACCGATTGAGTAGGGTTTTGATTTCCTAATCTGCTCATTTTTCACCCCTTTCAATCTATGAAAAAAGAACAGTTTAGAGACTTATTCAGGTCTAAAAAAAGACACAATTCCTTGCGTCTTAATTATTATTTATTCATTTTTATAATCTTCTATTGTTCTTTGATCTTTACCTTTAAAGAATTTTTTCCAATAGGGATATTCTTTATCAAATATTTCTTTTTCTTCTCTAGTAAAATTATTAGGATAATCCGCAAACAGATTGTATATTTTCTTTTTATCTATACTAAATAAGTGCTCACCCCAATAAATTTTTCCTATCCTTCTTACTTCCCAAAATTTATTCTTATCATTTTCTTTGTGGAATTCAAATTGTATATTATTTTGATCTACTTCTTCCATATATCAATTCCCCCTTTTTATTTATATTTCTGTATTTAAATAGCCTAATATTTTTATAAATTCTTCATTTTTTAGTAAAGTTTTTATTCTTATTAATACAGTCATTCCATATCTATCGTTTTTACACCCAAACCTTCTTTCTAATTCTTCCTTAACCAAAGAATTATATTTATTTTCTTTTGGTTCAAAATCTTGTAATTCTAGGTATTTATATTTTCCTAATATATTCTTTTTTACTATTGCAACATGTTCACCCATTCCCAAATAATACTCTTCATTTACTTTCATATTTTTCTTTATCTCATTAAAAGCTTCAAAGTCATTATTTCCTTTTATTATATATTTTTCAACTCCGATTAAAACTTGCAATATCTACGATATTATATGGACTGCTAAAAAATTCTTCACTCTTTCCTCCTCTAAAATCAGATACATCATATCCAGCCTTATTCCCTATATATGCAAGTGCAACAGAAGAACAAGAGCCATTAGTCTCATCTCCTCTTGATACTCTTTCTATAATCTCTTTTTCTGTTCTTTTAATTTTTGACTTTTTAACTGGATTATATTCTATATCCGAATCTAAAAGTTTCTTTCTTACATTACTAATGAATAGGTCATTTCCACTATCATCATCATTTATTCTTTTCTTTATTATATCATCTTCTTCAAAATAACTCCAATCTTTATTATGAACATTTTTACTTTTATATTTTCCACCACCTGGTACATATTCAACCATACATCTACAATTTCTGTGCCTTCTAAAAACATCATTTCCTGTATTTTTAACTTCAAAGTAATTATATATACCATCTAACTTACTACACCATTTACAACATTTACCTGATGATTCTCTATATATCTTCGGTTCTAATCCTAATTTAAAATGAGATTCTGCATTTTTTCTTACTGTGTCATCTACAACAGATTGACTAAAATTAACCATATTTTCATCAAGTATCCATTTAGTTTTTTCATAATCTTCTTCATCTGCAAGTCTTTGAACAATACCATGAATTCTATCTTCATTTAATGGAGCTTTTATTCCATTTAATCCTAATCCTGCCTTTTTATTTATTAATGTTTGTACATCTTTTGAATATTCAGATATAAGCTCATAATTGTTTTTCATTGTAGGTGTTATAGTCTTATCACCTATATTATAATACATTCTACCATTAGGGAGTTCATTGCCTTTTATATTCTCTTTATATGTTTCTGCTAATATCTGTCCTAATTCTATTGCATACTCATTAGCTTCTTTATATGTTGCTTCATCGTTTTCTAACTTTTTAAGTAAATATTTAATTTTCTTATTAGATTTTATCTTTTCTCCAAAGCTTTCCTCTAATCTTTTTAAAATATCTTTAGAAATATCAACTTCCATTGTTAGCTCCTCTTATACCTGTCAATTCTTCTATAACTTCCTTGTCAATAAATCCATCTACTGCTTGATTCAATTTAACACTAGCGTCCCCAATTACTCCTAACGATGATAAATCAGTTTCAAACACTGGTTCCCATTTTATCTTGATTTTCATGAATTTATCTCTTCTATATCCTATCTTATCCCTTAAACACACTGCTAAAAAAGCAACATTTCTAAATCCTGATGTAAAACATCTTTGTGCTTTTTTGGCCATTGTTCTTAATGTTTCATGACTTGCTTTTATAGCTTCACTCGAACTTGGATTATCTGATACAAATCCTAAGTCATCTAATGTTAATCCTGTTTCTCCTGCAAATCCTGCCGCTGCAGTTCTTAATTGTTCTGTAAAGGGACTCATTGATGAAGTTGTAAATTGTCCAACGCTTGGTTTATCTCCTTCTTCATCTTTACTCAGCACTAATAATGTTGATATTGTAGCTTTCCATTTATCTATATCAAAATCATCATTTGAAGAAGTTCCTAGAATATATTTTTGTGGAAATGAGTAAAACTCTGCTGTTATCTCTGCTCTTTCAAATGTATTTTTTGCATATTTTTGATAATATTCTGCACTCCTAGTTATTCTACTTCTTCCAAAAGGCCTTACTGCATCTGGTCTATGTATAATAGGAACTAGCAATGGATATCCAACCTCATGTCTAAACACTTCATATTCTTCACCATTATATAATATACTTGTATATTCTGGTGTAAAATATGCTTCTACTATTGGTGTTCCTTCATCATTTCTTTGTAATACTGCATACCCTTCTTTTAATAATCCTGTTATAGGATCTATTACCCCTGTTGCATTATTAGCTTCTATAACTTGTAGTCTTGGATATCCTGTTTCATCTGTTGATATATACACAAATGAACATGATGCTATTAATGCATTTAATATTGCTGAATCAAAAAAGATATCTGGATTGTTCATCTCAAATATCTTATTAACCTCAAATAAATTATCTTCATCTTTAAACTCTTTTACTGACAATCTATCTGCTAAAGAGTCTACTGCTTTTGTACACCAACCTAATGTTGCTATGTATAGTTTCCTCATATATGTAGGTATTACTATAGACACTGATTGTTCTTCTTTTTTCATATCATATTGATTATATCTAGCCTCTATTCTACTTATATGCATTGCTAATTTCTTTCTTAAATAAGCAATTCCTCTTAATTCTTCCATATTTTCTCCTTCTATATATTTTGGCGTGTGAAAATTCGTGCAGTGCGTGTGTTGAAGTCCAGAGCAAGAGGTGGGAGGGGGATATCCCCCCTATTCTTTACTCTTATAATTTGACCAGTCTATAGTATGTGGTAAATTTCTATTGCCTAACACTACCTTTTCTTTTGTCTCTTTTTTTATTGTAAATAATTTATCAGACTTCTGTCTGTTGCATGTCCAATGTGCTAGCTGTAGGTTCTTAATATCTGATGGGTGTCCACCTTTATTAATAGGTATTATATGATCTACTACTGGTGCTAAGGGATTTGGTGCTTTTAAAGTTTTATCCACAATCTTTCCACATATTCCACAAACTTCTTGTGTTAATAATATTTTCTTTCTATTCGAATCAAAAGCTGTTCTATGTGCTCCTATTCTATCTGCTCTTCTTTCTGCCATATAATTAACCTTTCACTTCTGCCGCTACTTAATCCTTAATTCATTTTTAATTTTTTAATTTATCTTTAATTTATTCTTAGTCTTTTTGTTTTATTTTTATCTTTATTCTAATCATATTTTTATTATTTAAACTTATCAGATTGGTAAGAATCGAACTTACTTTTTCCCTGTCAATCTTATATAAAATAGAACAGTCCTTTTACAAACTGTTCCACTTGAATTCTGTAGCTATCAAAGTAGCATATATTGGTGATTGTGAACTCATAGTTTTAAACTACTTTGTTCATTATATATACTATCATAGTAGTTACTGAAAAGTCACTGAAATGTAAATATTTTCTTACTTCTTTTTATAATTTTTTGGTATTATATATTCTTTTATTTCTTTATATACAGTTCCCCAAATATTTCTAGGTGTTTTATTATATTTTTCTGCTATTTCTTCAACTGCTTTACTATTACTTTTCTTTTCAAAAACAATAGCTTTAAACAAATCATATTGTATACCTTCAAATTCATTTAACAGTTTCTTTCTATGTTCTATCTCTGTTTGTACTTCTTTAAGTTCTTTTTTCATATATTCAATATATTCTAATAGATTCATACCATTATATATATATTTAAATCCTAATCTATGTGTTAGCTCTACCAATTTACTATCATGATTAGTTTTATATGGTGCTTTACCTTCAAATGATAACTTCATTCCTCCAGCTCCACTATACTCAGCTTCTACTTTTTCTTTTTCATTTATCATATAATCTATTTCATTTTTTATCCATTGTTCCCTTTTTAATAGATTTTTCATCGTTTCCAATTCTATCATATGTACCTCTCATGAATCCAATAATTGCTACCTTTGTTTCTTTAATTCTTTTATCTCTTCTTTTAATTTATATATCTTCTCTCTATATACTCTGCTTTTTTTATTAATTCGTTTTTCAAAGTTAATCCTATAATAATTTACTGCTTCATCAAACCTATTGTTTGTTATATTATCTATTACTTCTTTTAACTCTCTTTTTTCGCGTTTTAGTCTTTCTAAATTATTTATTGTTTTATTTAATAGCTGTGCTTGAATATCTAATAATTCATTTGCTGTTATAATGTCTTTTATAAATGTTTTTTGTTCTTCCATCTATTCCCTCATCTTTCGTTTTTATCTTTTTGTTCATCAGTCTTTCCTGTCAACTTATGCCATATTCCTTGTCTTTTCAACATTATTTCTATATCTTTTTTTCTTTCCTCATCAAATCTGTCTTTTATTGGTGTTTCTAATTTTTCCTTATTAAACAATTTAATTATAATTATTCTAATTGTTTCATAAATTATTAAAGTACATATAAACAAACATAGTGCCGCTAAAGATACTACTATAGACAATTTAATTACTTCCCAACTAAAATTTATTATTTCATTCATTTATTTTCTCCTTTCACACAATTTTCGCACGATTCATTCCTTATATTTCAACATTCTTAGCAATTTTCGCACGATTTTGACACAATTAATAATTTATTTTTCCTTTTCTAATTCTTTTTTAACATATCTACTAATTTACTATCCTTTTTTATTAATATTTCTTTTGTTCTACCATAGTTATCAATTATAACAATTATTTCTTCATAACCTTTTTCTATATATTCTTTTTTGTTTTTTTCTAATGACTTATAAGAAGTACTATTGATTATTGCAGTAACAAATAATACTATTAAAAATATTAAAATTATCGTTTTTACTATATCTAAAAAGTCATAATCATATATATTAAGATTCATTTTCATTTTTTCTCCCTCCTTATTAATAAAGCCATGCTTCAAATTCTTCATCAAATAAATATTCATCAAAATCAGTCAAATCTATTTCTGTATATTCTGGATTTTGTTTACCTTTTCTAACAAATCCTCCCCAATAAGCAAATAAGAAATATAATGATTTTTGTAATTTTAATGGACTTATATCTATACCTGTTTTTTCCTTATGTTTATACGCTATATAATTTGCTAGTTCTAATACATCTAATATTCCTCTGTTCTCTCCTTTCAAACGATTTTCGCACGATTCATTACTTATAATTCAACATTATTAGCAATTTTCACACAATTCTGACACGATTTTTCATCTTATTTACTTTTCTTCTTTCAAGTCATCTTCACACTTATTTAAAAATACCGTTAAGTCTGTTACTGAGCACTTCTTTAATATGTATTCTATATCTTCATCTGTAGGGTTATTTATTGAATTCAAATATACTCCATCTTCTATTAAAGCTCTTTTCTTTTGTCCAGTATTAGGATTATGAATATATGCTATATACTGAGGGTCTCTTTCTATACTTTCATTCTTGTACCCTTCATTACCTTTATAAACTTTATACTCTTCTCTATTAGTAAATTCTTCCCATCCTCTTAATCCATATTCATTTAATACAATCTTTTTTAATTCAGATAACTTAGTTGGTATTTTTATCTCTTTAGGTTCTTTATTTATGTCATCTTCTATATTTCTCAGTATATCTTGTATTAATGTTCTTATATGTATATCAGACTTTAAAACTTCTAACATTACCTTATCTGTTGGATTTTTTATATATACAACATTCCATGGTTCTTCCTTTATTGCCTCTAATTGTAGCTCTTCACTTGGATTATATATATAACTTATATCGCTACGATCATTCCTTATCGAATCTATCTGTTCTTTCTCACTTCCTTTATATATCTTATATGTATTTGAGTTTTCTACTTTTTCCCATTCTTTTTCTCCTCTTAGTTCTATTACCATCTGTTTAAATTCACTTAGTTTCATCATTTATCTCCTTGTTTCCTAATATTCTTATATATTAATTCTTTTGTTTTCTCTTTTTTAAAAACTTTTGTTTCAAAACTTTCTGTACTTTTCCAATATAATTAATTACGCTTTTTAATATTTTTTCTTTTTTATTCTTTCCTATTAATTCTTTTATTTCTTCTAACTTCATCTTTCTTAATTCAGAAAGACTAATTTTTTTATCTATATCATTTTCTATAAATCTAAGTATAAAATTAATATTTTCTCCATATTTAAAATTATTTATTACCTCTCTTATTACTCTATCTGTTGGATTTTTTATAAATGAAATGACACAACCTGTTTTTTTTACTGCCTCAAGTTGCACCTTTTCACTAGGATTTTTTATATTTTGGATAGCAAATCCATCTTTTTTTACAGCTTGTAATTGTAATGCTTCACTAGGATTATTTATGTACGTAATACAACCAGCTTTACCTTTTACTGCCAATATTTTTATCTCTTCACTTGGATTATTTATATATTCAACATTATATGGGTTTTCTTTCACTTTTCTCTTTTGGTCTCTCTCTGATGCTGTATATATTTGATATTCATCTGAGTCTTCTATTCTTTCCCACATTTCTTTACCATGTATTTTTATTACATGTTTTTTAAATTCACTTAGTTTCATCTGCTCTCCCTTATAAGTCATTTTCTATATCTTTATTTATTAATAATTCTTCTAATCCTTGTTTTAAATCATATGTTTCTAACTCTTCATATAAATTGTCCTTTTTAACTTTTTCTTTTAGAATTTGCAAATAATATCTCAAAGTATTTTCTGTTACATCTTTAATATATCTATATTGGAATAAGTCTTTATTCAATGCTATTTTTTGTATTTCTTCTGCTGGTTTATTTATTTTCCCTATTAAATTAGGTCTTGACTCTACAGCTATTAATTGCATTTCTGTTGTAGGCTCTATAGTATGAATTATCTCATAAGGATTAATTTTTAATATTCTTAATCTTTCATCATATGTCTTATCAAAATTCCAAATATATGCATATGTTGACTCAAAATGTAATAATCCCTTATCTCCTAATTCTTCTTTTACAATTTCTTTTAATCTACTTAATTTCATATTATCTCCTTTACTTATTTCCAAATATTTCCTTATATTCTTTTTCTAATTTCTTTCTTATATCCTGTATTTGTTTTGTTGATTGTATTGCATAATCTCCTTTTACTCTATCTATCTCTTGTAATTTTCTTCTAAGTCTTTCAATAGTCTTATATGGAGCTATTCCATACTCTTCTGGATTCTTTAAAAGATCTTCTGTTATTTTTTTATTGCTTTTCCTATTCACATACTCAATATACAAGTACATGTCATTTTCTCTAGTTCCTGCATCTTCTCTTAATATCTGATATACCAAGTCAAAATTTTCCTTATTTCTTTTCATCTCTTTTGTACCTCTTCCCTTTCATCTATTGATTCATAAAATAATCAAAGATTTCAAAATCTTCATATTTCCTTTGTTTTCTTGATTGTATTATTGCTTGAGTAGGTATTATATTCTTTTGTAACTGCTCTTTTTTTATATCATCTTCTACTCTTTTCAATACCCAACCATTCAGGATTATGTGATAATCTGATTTGTAATTTCTTCCCGATGTAAGCTTATATATATTTAATACTTCTAAAGCTCTATTTAACTTATATTCTCCTAATTTATTTAATAATGTGTTGTATTCTGTTTCTGTAAGTTTAACTGTTTCTCTATATTCTTTCTTTTCTTCTTTTATTTGATTTTTATTTGTTTTTGGCGTTACACCTAGGGGGCCCAGATTGATTTCTTTAAAATCTCCCTTCTCCTGCCAAGACCTTGTCCAATAGGTGGCTGGTTTATTATTATCTAAGTTATTATTTAATAATAAAATATTATTTTTATTTTCATCTTCCAGCATTTCTTTTTTTATATATTTTTTTTCTTTATATTTATTATTTTGTCTTTGTTTATTTAATGTTCCCATATTGGGACGCAAACTGTTACACAAACTGTTACACAAAACCTCATTATGTTTACCTTTGTTTCCCATATTGGGAATCAAATTATAATCACCTTCTTCCGTTTTTTCATATAATTCTATTTTTATAATTGTATATGTTCCTGCTTCTCTTCCTTTTCCTTTTTCATATCTTATATATCCTTTTTCTATTAATTCTTCTCTTGCCCTATATAATGGCATTCTTGCAAGTCCTGTTATACCGACTAACTATAGAATTTGCTACCCTAAACTTATCAATCCACCCTAGTTCATTGTTTTTATTTAATAAAAAACAATACAAGCTTTGTGAACTTGATGATAACGGAATCATCTGCACTTTTTTATAAAAGGCATTTAACTGTTTAATATAATTCATAGCTACTAATTCCTTTCTTTTTTATTTATGTATTTATTTATATTTCAATGTACTGCTTTTATTATTTAACTTCTTTTATTGCTTCCATAGTATTTTTCCATTTTTCTTCATATCTTTGTCTTCTTAATGTTTCTATTACTTTTCTTGCTCTTATTCTTGCTTCTTCTCTTTGTTCATTAATGTATAAGCAATAATTTGCATATACTATACCTCCTAAAAATGCTACTAGTGGTAATACCACATTTACTATAAAATTAAATTCATATGCGTATATTTCTTTCATCTTTTGTTCCTCCATTGTTTTTTTATTTTTACTATGTTATATTTATTTTGTATATATTTAAAAAATGTATACAAAATAAGCATGTTCGTTATTAAACGAAAATGTACTATAATTTAATTAGGAATAGTTAAGTATTTCAGGTCTGCAAACTTAGATTACTTAATTATTCTTTTTTTATTATTAAAGATTATTATAATCTTCTTCTATCTTTTGTCTTATCCAACCTACTATAGTTAATTTTTTAGATTCCAAAACTTTATCTAGTTTTTCTCTTTCTTCTATAGTTACATCTGTTTTGATTGGTCTTAATCTTTTTCTATATTCTTTAAAATATTCTTTTCTACTCTTATTATTCAAACATGCCTCCCTTTCATGTTCGTTGATACTATTATACAATTGTTGCAACGAACATTCAATATGTAAAGTACATTTTTACAAATTTGTAATATAAGTTTGTCTAACTTTAACTATTCCCTTTTCAATGTTCTATAAAATATTTGTTATATTTATTTAAATTTTATATCTAACCTTCTATCCTATAATTAGAAAGGAGGTTAAATATATGAATAAATTCGAAATAAATCATGCTGAAGTAGTTACTCTTAGTATTCCTGATAAATATTCTAAAAGTTTAAACTGCTCTACTAAACTTACACCTGAAGGTATTGTTAGCATCAATACTTATGATAACGGTTTAATTATAACTACAATTCAATATAATGATGAAGTTAAATTAACTTGCAATAAAGAAATCATTAAAATTGATGATACACATTATACTATAGGTAATTAGTTTATCTTACAGGGTATTATTTAAAGTACCCTGTTATTTTATTGTCTTTAATTTTTATTGTTCCATCTGCTTCAACATACATAGAACCATCTTTTCCTTGCTTTATTATTATATTATTAGATTTTTTTATATCTATTTCATTTAATAGTTTTGTCTCTATATTATTTGATGTATATCTTGTACATAAAAATTTTTCTTTCTTCATATTTTACCTCCTAATCGAATGTTCTTTCTAAAGATACCGAACACTAATTAATTCTCTTTAGTGTTTGTAAATTTCATGCAGACACTAAAGTCTTTTTTTATCTTAATAGGTTCTATATTATCTTTAAAATCAAATTCAACTATTTCATCTCCCGTTTTATTATCTATTACTTTTATATATTCAACCCCTTTTAATATATCTTTCATTAATATTTCTCCTTAAATAACTTATTCCTAAATAATCCTTTTGATTTGCCGCTACCTAAAAGAACACATTGCCTTTCGTAATTGATGTTCAAGTATTTCTATAATAAGGTCTTTTGTCTCATCATTTTTTAAATCACTTATACTATCAACATTACAAAAGCTAAATGTTTCAGCTATAATCTGTCTTACATCAAAGAATGTTAAGTCTGTATATCTCATATATTCATATGCAGAATTCAATACTTCTTTATATGCTTTTACTTCTTCGTTCTCAACTTTTGCCATCTAATCCTTCCTTTCTCCTTGTAATTGTTACTCAATCTTAACAATTGTTTACATTATACTTAATATTAAGTATAATAATTATGGGCATATACTTTTTTAGCATATGCTTAAAATAAGATATCGTTCGGTGTATAAAAACACCGTTTGATTGCTAGGAATAGTTAAGTGGTTAGTTTGGCGATTAGTTACTTAATTATTCTTTTTTTATTTTATATTTTTTTGTAGTCTTCTTCTATGTGTTCTCTAACCCATTGAACCAAAGACTTATTTTTTTTATTTAATATTTGGTCTAGTTTCTCTCTTTCATCAATTTTAAGGTCAACTTTTGTTGGTTTTATTGAATTACGATATCTTTCCCTTGCAGTAGTTGGTTTCTTATTTTTCATCTTTCACCTCCTACCGTTCGGTTAATTTTATTATATAGTATCCGAACGGTTAATTCAAGATATACTTTTTCATGTAATAAATTTGTAACAATCGTTTAACTATTCCCTTTTCAATGTACTATTCTACTTATATACTTTATGTAGTAATATGTGTCCTTTTTACTGCGGTATATCTTTGTAGTGCTGTGGCTTCTATAACTTTTTTTCTTCCAAAGCCTTGTGTTGGAAAATCTTTAGTTCTCATAAGACTATATGCTGTTTTTGTACTTATCTTCATAATTCTTGCTAAATCATTCGCATCATAAAATATTACATCATTCTGATTCATTTGATTTTTCATTTTTTTATTTTCTTCTATAATATCGTTAATTATTTTTATTATTTTCTTAGAATTCTTATTAATTATTTTCATATGCTACCTCGTGTAATTAACATCTATTCTGTTGCAGTCTGTGCAACCTTTTCTGTAAAAAAATATTCTTTTATTTCATCACCTTTAATATCTAATATTTCAATTATTTTAGCAGTTTCTCTATTAGTAAAATCTAAAGAATTATTTAACTTTCTAGAAAATGCATTATTTGAAATTCCTATTGCTTCTGCTAAAACATATTGGTGATTCACCTTTTCTTTTATCCTACCTCTTAGTTTTGAATAATCAAAAGGCTTTATTTTATCATTATGTTTCATTACACACTCCTTTCCTTTTTGTTGCATTTAGTGCAACTTATTTTCTAGCTAAATAATATATTATAAAAATTATTTTGTAAATACCTTTCATAAAAAAAGTGTATTAAATGCAACTTTGTTAAAAATATGTTGAATTATATGCAATATTATGATAAGCTGATAATATTGAAAGGTGATTGTAAATATGGAAAATAGTTTTGGAAACAGATTAAAAAATGCCCTAAAGTATAGAGGCGTAAGTCAAAAAGATTTGGCTGATAAATTGAATGTAGATAAATCTACAATAACACGATATATAAAAAATGAAGTAGAAGTAGGAAATTCTAGAACATATGCTATTGCTAATATATTAAATATTAATATAGCATATCTATTTGGTCTTACAGATTCTATAGAACCATCTACTGACATTCAACAAATACCATCTAAAAATCCTTTTAAGAACTTAAAGGGATATGTTGATATTGACTTATCTGATACTGTTAAAATACCTGTAGTTTCAAGCATACCTGCTTCTTTTAATAAGACTTCAAATATGATTTATGATGAATATATTAATTATCCTAAATCTTTATTACAATATTCAGATTACAAACAAAGGTATATAGCAATGAATGTTGAAGGATATAGTATGTATCCAGACCTTTATCCTGGAGATAGAATATTAGTTGATACTAAATTAGAACTTAATAATGGAGATATTGGTGCTTTTTACTTTAATGATGAATATACCGTAAAAAGAATATATTTTGAACCTAATCGCATTATATTTAAACCAACTAATCCTGAGCATCCCGAAAAAAGTTATAGTAAGAAAGAATTACATGAAATGGGATATCATCAAATAGGTAAAGTTGTAAAAATAGTAGAAAGAAAATTATAAACAATTTATAACTTGTCAAGTGAAACGCACTTTTGCTTGACAAAATAACTAACTTGTCAAGTGAAACCTACTTTTGCTTGACAAGTTATACTGCATATATTCAAATGCTTTATAATACAAAAGAAAGGAATTAAATGAAAGAAATAAATAAACAAATTATAAGAATATATTTAGATGATAGTGGAAAAATAAGTGAATATGAAGACTATGCTGTCTATTCTGGTTTAGTATTTATTGAGAAAGAAAAACTCAACGCTTTTACAAATAAGTATAAAAATGTAAGAAATGAATTATGGAAGAAAAATGAGTATAAAGATTATGATGAACTGAAAGGGAATAATCTTAAACACAAAGACCGATTGCGTCTTTTAAAATTGATGAAAAATGAATTTAAAATTGCATTAGTAATAAAAAATAAGTTTATAAGAAAAAAAGAAATCCTAACAAATGCTAGTTCAAAAGGTAGGTTTAAAGATTATGCTTTAAAAAGATTAATTAAGGATACATTTAAACACTTAATTTTCAAAAAACTAGTAGATCCAAATGAACCTGTAGTCTTAGTATTAAATATAGATCAAGAAACTACTAAAAGTAATGGATATTATTCTTTAACCGACGGAATCTATGAGGAAATTAAAATGGGAATTAATAACTTTAATTATGGACTAACATTTAAACCTATATTATTTTCTGAGTTTGAAGTAATTAGACATTCTCATAATTCCAAAGAAAACATTGCAATACAATCGGCTGATATACTGAGTAATGATATAAGACGTTGCCTTGATAAGAAACTATCTCTATTTACTGATTTGGTATTATATTTGCCTAATTAAAAAAGAACAGAGTAAACTCTGTTCTCCTAGATGGTGCGGTGTATTTACAATACACTTAAACCTAAGTTCACATCCAAACTATTCACTGCAACAGTATTGTTCAGTAATTAAATTATAACTTTTTATTGTATAAAAGTCAACTTTTCGTTACACTTTTGCAATAAATTTATCTATACTATATACTATAGATATCTTAATTAATGCACATTACATATTTAAATGTAGTGATGGTTTTCTTATAGATATCGAGAGCTTTTATAGTTCTCGTTTTTTATTAACTAAAAGGAGGAATTCTATGGCTAAAAAAAGAGCAAATGGTGAAGGTTCAATATATAAAAATAAAAGTAGAAATAGATGGGAATATTATTTTACTAATCCTATTACAGGAGAAAGAAAAAAACTTGTAGGTAAAACACAAGCAATAGTTATTGAAAAATATAATTCTTTTATGGAAAATATTAAAACATTAAATACTTTAGAAAATAATACAACAATTACAAGTCTTTTATATCTTAATGAAAAAGATAAGTTTAACAAAAACTTAATACAAATTAGTACATATGCTAGGAATATCTACGGTATTAAAAAACTTGAGAATGGTGTATTAAATGTATTACCAATCTCAGAGATTACACTACAACATATTGATGAATGGAATTATTCCATGAAAAACTTTAGCGATTCTGTAATATCCAAATCTTTTATACAATTAAAAAGAGCTTTTGATATTGCTATGGATAAACAAATAATAACTAGAAATATATTGAAAAATTATAAAAGAGCTAAAAGTTCTAAGAAAACAAAAAAAGTAAATGCTTTTACTATAACAGAGCAAAAAAAATTCATTGAATTAATACCTAAATCTAAATATTATATGCAATATATGATAGCACTATGTACTGGTATGAGAATGGGCGAAGTGAACGCTTTGCATTATAATGATATAAATTTAAAAGAAAAAACAATTAACATTAACAAAACTATATCAAGAGATTCAAACTTTAAAAGTTTTATTAATTCAACAACTAAAACAAAAAATGGTACTAGAGTAATTCCACTAAATTCTATATTATACCCCATAATTAAAGACTTCATTTCCGATAAAAAAGGGAAATATCTATTTTCTAATGATAATGTTATAAGTACTAGCCAAGTAAATAGTGAAATGAAAAGATTAACAAATAACCTAAATTATAATACACATATGCTAAGACACACTTATGCAACTAGATGTATTGAAGCAGGTATTCAAGCAGTTGTATTAAAAAAATTATTAGGACATGGTGATATATCTACAACTCTAAATACATATGTTGATGTTTTTGACAAATATGAAAAGCAAAATAATATAATAATAGAAAATTATTTTAAAAACAATTTATTTCTAGGGGGTGATAATTAGGGTGATAACCAGCTTCCAAAATATACCAAAATATACCAAATTAGTTTACATATTTCTTTTGCTTGTCTCTCTCTTATTCCTTATATATCAATATTTATAAGGAATATATCCATTTAATAGAAAATAAAGCTTTATAGTATTCCCTGCTAGCTGTACCAATATTTTAAAAAAGCTTGTTTATTCAAGCTTTTTTATTATTTTAATAGATATTCAAGTGTAGCAATTACCATATCTGGATACTTATCTGCTCTTTTTCTTAATTTAAATTGTCTTTCCACTTCATACCCCCATCTCCATTTAGGCATTCCTTTTGGTGGTTCTTTTTCTTCATAATACTTTATTTTTTCTTTTAATTCTTCCTTAGTATATTGTTTGCTAACATATGTACCATTCTCATAATTATAAGTGCAAGTTCTTTCTAACAAATCATCTTTATCCATTAATTCCACCTCCATTATGTTTTATTATATTTTATTATTTAATCTCTATTATTTATAATTTAACCCTTATATATGCTCTTATCTCTTTACCTTATTTAATAATTTTTCTGTTCTTTGTAATAATTCATCTGTTTCTTTTATTACTTTTTCTGCTTCAATTATATCTAATTCCGTTTCTTTTATAACTTTTTCTACATTATCATTCATAATTATATTTTCTCCTTATACTTTCTTTTCAACTTAACTATTTCTAGATTTACATTTTTAGCACTTTTTTCTAAAGTTCTCATACGTTTGTTTAATTTTTTTCTAGTTTCTAATATTTTTTGTCTTTGCATGTTTATATCTACAAGATTTTCTTTTATTTCTTCATATATAGCTTTATATATATCCCTTTCCTTGTCTCTTAATATATTCCCCAAAGATACTTTCCCCATATCATCATTATACTCATCTTATTCATATATTTCAACTTAAAAAGACTCTCTATTTAGAACATGTACCAAAAAACTGGACAAAGAAATTTGAAAAGTTTGGAGGTACATTTTTCATGTCAAGAAAGAGTAAATTTTCATATGAAGATAAATTAAAAATTTGTAAGCAACACATAGATAATCATATATCATTATTACAATTATCAAGAAAGTATAATATAGCTAACTCTACATTACAGCGATGGATAAATCTATACAAAATACATGGAGAGAATGTTTTTAAAGAGAAAACTAGAAATAAAGCATATTCTCTTGAGTTTAAAATGAAAATTATAGAAGAAATCATTCGAGGAAAGACTATTAATTACATTTCACTTAAATATAATATAGCTAAGTCTGTTGTTTCTAATTGGTATATACAGTATAATAAAGGTAAATTAAAAGAATATTTACCATCAGGAGAGATATATAATATGGCCGATAATAAGAAATATACCCAAAATGAAAAACTAACAATAGTTAAAGAATGTATTGAATTAGGGAAAGACTATAAGACTATTTGTTACAAATATAAGATTAAATATAATAGATTATATAATTGGGTTAAAAATTATTACTCAAGTGTTGAAAAGTCTGCATTTAAAGAAATCAGTAAAGCACAAGATAAATATGAAATATTATATAAGCTTAAATGTATTGAGGTTGAAAATTTAAAGAAAGAAAATGAGATTCTAAAAAAAAACGATTATTTTATGGGGAGGATAGAAAAAGGGGAAATTTAGATAAATATTTAACTGTAGAGGCTTTGAAAGATAAATATAATATTAATTTAATCTGTGCAGTGTTAAAATTAAACCGTTCATCATATTATGAATGGCTTAAAGCTAAAGAAAATAATAAGTATTTAGAAGTAGAAAAAGAATTAATTGCTATAGATAATGAGGTTAATTCAATATATGGTAGAAAAAGATTGACTAAAGAACTTAATGCTAGACTTAACACAAACTATTCTGAACAAACTATACGTAGAATTATGAAAAGAATAGGTATAGTTTGTGTTATACGAAAAAAGAAAAATAAGTATAAGAAGACAAATGCTGAATACACAGAAGAAAATATACTTATGAGAGACTTTAGTACTACTAGCGATAATCAAAAGTTTTCTACAGATGTAACTGAAATATCTACTCCTGAAGGTAAACTATATCTTTCTAGTATAATAGATATGCACTCTAAAAAAATACTTGAATATACTATTTCTTCCAGTAATAATAATGAATTGGTATTTAGTATGATGAATAATTTGTTTGATAATATAAGTGCAGAGTATTTAGGTAATATTTTCATACAAACTGATAGAGGTTATCAATATACTTCATGGCAATTCAAGGAGCTAATAAAAGGTAAATTAATACATAGTATGAATAGACCAGGGCATTGTCCAGATAATTCACCAATTGAATCGTTTTGGGGAATACTTAAAGCAGAACTATACTATAATCCTAAATGTAAGGCGTTATTTAGAACGAAGCTATCTGCTAAAAATGCAATAGAAAATTATATAGAATTCTATAACACAAAAAGAATAACAGAAAAAGGAACTACTCCTGAATCAATCAGAAATAATTCCTTAAATTAATTTAAAAATACTTGTCCAATATTTTAGTACATGTTCTCATTCACATTCCTTTTTATTTATTTTATTTCCTTATCTATCATCTGGAGACCAAGAACCACTTACAAATGCTACACCATCCCACTCATATTGTCTTGTTAAAATTACTGCATATTTATATCCTGGTTGTCCATCATTTGAAAAAGTATTTCTTGTACCTTCATAAGTTAGTCCCCATGAACTTCTTGGGTCAATATTTGAGTTTATCAATTGTGACCTAACAACTATTCTCTTTCTTCCTTCTGGTCTATCAAAATTCATTACATAATTTTTTCTTGTTTCTTTTCTTGCAAATTCTGTCCAATAAAATCTATATGAATCTGTTCTAAAATTTTTTATATTTCTTATTTCTCTAGCTTGCACACTATTAGTTGCTAATATTAAAATTGCTATTACAGATAAAATAGCTAATAAAACTTTTATTTTTGTAT